GTGGTAGCCTCGCGTAAGGTTATATTGTTTTAGGTATATCTTATATTCTTCGTGAAGTGGTCTGGAACATTCCAGACACATTAATTTTATTTTTCAAGAGAGACAACTCATTGAACGCCCCGCTGCTTGCGTCCACCTGGTCATCATGAACGCCATCATGTGGAAACATTTCGAGTTCCCAGAGATATGCATTGTTCCACGGCCCACGAACAAGTTTGACATTCCCGTTCTGACAGGCCGCCGAGAATGGTCTGGCTCTGGTGACCTTATCTCCGCTCGATGGTTCACCGCGGTAATCATATCCCTCAAAGATGCCTCTGGAATGAATGGAAATAATCTTCTTGCCTGCACTGCCTGGCTCTTGTTCTTCGCGGATTGATACCTGTTTCCCGTCAATGGCTGCCTGCTGTTTCATAATCTCATCTGCCTCGCCGGGTGGTTTCTGGAATCTCTGAACATCAATGACATAGTAGATACCGTCGCGGACACCCATCAGGACACCGACTGAGTAGTCAGGATCATGACCTTTCTTGGCCTCGGTTGCTGCACAATCCCATCTTCGGATGTATCGGGAACACTGAGGTGCTTGGTCTACGATCTCTATCCATTCCCTCTTGAACATTTCACCTGTCGCGGCAATGTCCCAGTTACCGTCTTCTAGTTGTGCGCGGGTTACTGGGTCCAATGCCTTCAATGATTCTGCATACTGTTCCTGGTCAAGATACGGATTATCTGACAGCTTTGCAGGAATGAACAGCCGATCTTCTGCACTGCCAATAATGAACCGCTCCCGCACCCATTTATGACCAAGACCGCCCGGATTTGATGCGGCCCGGATACGCAAAGGAATCTCTGAACCTTCGAGCTTTCTTAGCCGGGAGAACAGATACTGGTATTGTGTCTCGCTGAACTGTGTCAATTCATCAAAACAGATGCATTGGAACTCTGCGCCCTGATACCTGTACTTATCATTTTCTGTTTCCAGATATCCAAATGTTAAAGTTGCGCCGGAAGGAAAGATCCACGTCTTGCTTTTGTCATGCCATTGTGCATCCGTTGTTCTCAACCATTCGGCGGCCCTGTCCATGATAGCACCCGGAAGTGACAGGTCTGCATAGGTACGTCTTAGGATCAAGGCCGAATAATCCTTCTCTGATACGTACATCAGTGAAGACATTAATAGCGAATCCGACTTGCCCCCACCTGCTGCGCCGCCGAACATGCACTCTCTGCCAGTATACACAAGAAATTCAGCTTGTTTTATGGTCGGCTCATGTGGCGAGTATGGATTATCCAACACCAAAGCAGCGAACTCAGCTTTCGATATCTTCAAAGATGGTTTCATATTTCTTGATTCTCTCTTTTATGTTCTCGGATACTACAACCTGGGTGTTGTTTTGTATGGCAACATTTACATTCTGCCTATCTCTTGCAAACTCATCAGGATGACACCTTTCCAGGAACCACGCAGCAGCCTGCCAGTTATCCTTTGCGGCCTTCCTGATAACCAAGACGCTTTCGATTACTGCGTCTGCTTTGGCCTTTTCCACGGCCTCATAAAACTCTTTATGTTGGCCGGATACCGCAAGCTCGCCCTTCTTCATCCAGTCATAAAATGTGGCCTGATGCAGACCCACGGATGCGCAGGCTTGTCTTATGGGTGTTCCTGCCCGGATTCTGTCGAGAAGCGGTTTCTGGATTATTTCGAGTTTCTTGGCTACTGATTTGCCTGCCATGTGTATGGTTCTCCGTGTTCTTCATTAAATTTTTTCATCATTATTTCCACCTGTGCATTGTATTTCATTCCTAACCGATCACATGTGGAACGAAAAGCGTCATACACGTCTCTGGATAATAGGAGGTTGGCGTAGGTTTTGCCAGCCATCACATCAGCCTCCTCAAATCCTCTTTTATATAATATTCCTTATCGTGTTTTTCCAGTAGTGTAACCGCGTCGTTACCAAACTTTTTCCAGTCGATGGTCTTTGCAACCGGACTGTAATTGAGTTTACCCACTTTGTAAAAATCTACGAAATCGATGGTTTCCTCTATCAATTCCAGCGTTTGTATCGGGCCCCATACCGGTTCCATACTCACAAACGTGGATATCCCCATTGAGTGTGCCAGCTCTAGTGATTCAATCCGTTCTTTGGTTGGAGCTGCACCAGGTTCAATCTCTTTTCGCATAGTCTCATCTGTGAATACCAGCGTCGCTCCGTACTGGCTACGGCCGGGCATATCCATCAACAACCCGAAATCTCTCTCAGATCGCCTTCCTCCTTTGGTGAGGATAGTAACCGATAGGCCGTATTTATCCAGTGTCTTAATTGCACACCGTGTTAGTTTTTCAGTACAATCTAATTTCTGATACGGATCAGTAGTGAACGACAGCAACACTGGTCTCTTTTCATGCTTCTTCCGCAACTCTACACAGTCTTTCTCGAATTGCGCCATTACGTTTTTTCTAACCCACGGTTTGTGGAAAACCTCGCGGGATTTGAACGTAGCAGACGGGGCATAACAATAGGCGCAACCATGGTCACATCCACCGTAGAGGTTGGCAGCGAGTTCGGAATACTCGCGAGCCTTGCCTCTAGTTTCGTATATTATCGAGCACATTGTTATCACTCCGTTGAAACAGTTTCAAATATCCGCCTTGCCTGTTCCCTTAGTATATCAGGAACGGCCGAACCGTCAACCATTGCAATCTCGTCTAGGTGGTTTTCTACAACAACACCCAGACCGATTTCCGCCATTGGTTCACTCAGTGCATCGGCCAGTGTATCGTTTGTCCAACCTTCGAGTTCTTCAGCGTTCCAAATTCTGTATATACCTACTATCTTTTCCATTTCAATCACCTACATTATATCTTACTGCAAATAGTAGTATATACTACATTATATTTATACTTGTTGGTTGTTGTACCTGTCAACAATTAACTGGCATTTGATTGGATCAAGTTCCATATTGAAAGACGGAATTCCGATCTGCTCGCATGCCATCAGTGTGGAACCCGCACCCGCGAAAACATCCAATACATTAACAGGGTGACATCCCGCTATAATTGGCCCAATCCACTCAATTGGCTTACCGTGTTCGGCGGGCAACGATGCTTTTGATTTTGGGAATACCGTCGTTAACCGGACGTTGCCGTTTTCAAGAGGCTGATAATTATATTCTCCCAAATTGTTTATATGCGATGTCTTTTTTCTTTCCACGCCATCATTGATTACCATTGCATCCGAATCATAATCGGAAATATTCTGACACAAAAAAGCAGACCGATGTCTGCAAATTGGCCGGTTTTCCAAATACCACGATATTACTGTATCCCACACAAACTCATATATGTACTCATATCGGTTTGCCAATATCATAGCATCTTTTATATGTCGCGCATCCGAAAACACGAGCGACTTATTGGCAGGTATATCAATTTTCCACAAATCCATATTTTCATAAGGTGGATCGAAATAAAGCAAATCGATCACATTTGAATCTATTAATTTTTTTACATGTTCCGGGTTACTGGAATTACCGCACATTAACCGATGCTTACCAAGCTGGATCACGTCTCCTATTTTAATATCGGTTTCCGATGGGACATCATCAAAGTCATCCGATACAACCGACTGAAACGAATCTGATTCGGCTAGCATTTTTTCTATATCTTCGTCACTATATCCGACTGCCTCGATATCAAAATCCTCAATCTGTGATATCTCCTGCAACAATTCAGCCAATTGCTCAGTATCGGTCTCTGCCAGCTCTGCGAGATGGTTATCTGCAACAACATAAGCAACTGCCTTCTCATATGGCATATCTAACTTGATGACAGGAACCTCAGTGAATCCGGCTTGCTTGGCCGCTTCCCATCTTCCATGACCTGCAACAATCATATTATCTTGAGCTACAAGAATAGGATTAGTCCAACCAAATTCCCTAAATGATTTCTGTAAGAACTTAATCTGTTTTTCAGGATGTTTCTTAGGATTCTTTACGAATGGTTTTAATTCATCTATTGGAATATTACTGACATGCATATTTTGTTCACCTTTTTATATGCCTAATGTATCTACACTGTATTGTTTTGTCTGACAG